CGTTGCTGTGCCGTGGCGATACTATGCATAGCCGCTGCTGAGCGACACGAAGAGACGCTACGCATCGCCGCTGCTGAGCGGTGAGATGCGACGCTATGCCATCGCTGTGCCCACAAAGCACTGCCGCCGCTTTGCCATGCCTTGCCGTAGCCAAGCTTCTCTAGGCCATGCCGTCGCGCCGCTTCACTGCGTGATGCTGAGCCAAGCCGTAGCGGATCACGGCTTCTCGTCCATTGCCTGAAGTGGTGGCATCGGCAACGCTTTGTTACGTTTGTTACGTTCACTCGCGCGCGCGATTCTATTTCTCTTTTTTCTTTCTTTTTCTCTTTCTTTTTGACCAAAACAATTGTGAGCGTGCAAGCGTAACAAAACAGTGGTGTTTTTAGGGGTTGACCTGCGAATATGGCTTGTTACGTTTGTTACGTTTAGGTGCTAGGACTTTTCAACAAAAGCGCGCTTCAGCTTGCCATCGGTCAATTTGTCTCGCATCACGTCGCTTCTGAGCGTAACAAACGTAACAAGGATTCTCTTGGTGAACGTCCTTTGCGAGACTTCCTTCTCGTGCGTCTCCTTGCACCATTCGATGAATTCCTGGTACACATCCGACACCCAACGACGGTTAATGGATTCGGCGGTGATGTTCTCCATGAACACCCAGCGCTTCACCACGTCGTTGTCCGTGCGTACCTCTTCCACTGCCGCCACCATGTCGGGAATCTCGGTGAGCGTGTCGCGGCCCTCGCTGAGCAGATCGTGCAGCGCCATGATGCCCAGCACGGCAAAGCGGCGCAGCGTCTCCGGCTTCGTCAGCTTCTCGATGATGTTTGGGTCATAGTCGGGGTCGGTCGGCGAGAACGTGCGGCGAAACGGGATGAACGCGAGTCGGCGAAAGACGCCCTCGGTCGTGTCGGCGAGTCGCGGCATGGCGTTCATGGAGAAAACCATGGTCGCGGTCGGCTTGAACGTGAAGGGCTCGTGGTACTTGCGCTCGGCCTTGATTTCGTTGCCCGTGACCAGCTTCTTGAACAACGAAAGCTCTTGGCCGTGCAGGAAGCCATCGGGGATATCATCGCCCAGGTTTGCGAGCTTGCCCATCAGCTCGGCAGGGCCGAATCGGTCACCCAATGCGGCTATGTCCATGGACGATACGTTCTCGTCACCTAGGATGGCGCGCAGAACGTCGATGTAGGTGGACTTGCCGTTGGACGCCGTGGACGTGCCGTTGTTCGGTCGGCCAATGAGCATCGGGGACTGTGACAGGACGCGCTTGCAGCACATGCACGCGCCGATGATTTCTTGCATGGTTCTTGAGGTTGCTTCATCGCCGCCTGATATAGACTCGATGAAACGATCTGCGTCACCGTATGGGGCGTCCATGTCCAGCTCGATGGGCAGCGTTGCCGTGATGTACATGTCGGGGTCTGGTGTGACCTCGCAGTCGTTCGCAACGTCCCACGTGACGTTTGAGAACTGGACGTAATACCCGTGGCCCATGGAAGCGGACTGGACGCTAGGCGCCTTTACCTCGATGTATTTGACGATTTCGGTTCGGTCTGCCGCTTTCGCATCGTCGGCGTACTCCAAGCAAAGGTACTCGATGGCCTTCTTGGAGAACACCCAGCGTTGGCCGTTCCAAATCGCCAAAGCACCGTCGATGTAGCGCGCCTTGTGCTCTTGCAGGATTAGGCGTGCGAGCTTGTTAGGAATCAGAGCGCCCTTGCTCGTGCGGAACGACAGGCCGCTGGACGCACCGCCAAAGGCACCAATGGATGGCGCATCGTCCTTATACGTGCCCTCGCCGTCATGGCCGGGGCCGTGCTTGCACGCCTGCCGCACGATGCGGTCAATGTCGCGTTGTGAAAGGGCCTTTTCGCAGTGGTCGCGGTTGGCCTTCTCCACCATCGCCTGAATCACATCGTCACGCTCGCCGCGCGTGCGCAATGAGCAGCCGTAGCGGTACAGCGTATCGTCGCGCTCCCCCATCTTGATGACCTCGGGGAGCTCGAAACCGTCTGTCTGCGGCTTGTCCTCGTCCGTTCCACCGTTGCGCTGGACGTGATCGAGGAAGTCGTACACGTTCGCGTCTGCCACGGCAATGGGCACGTCGGCGGGGTCTGCCCACCACTCGTAGCGCTCGCCGTTGGGATGGATAGATGGCGGCAACACGATGTAGGAGCCATCGCAACGCACGTCCACGCCCAACGTCGCGTTGACGCTTGGCCTGATGTTCGTGCGGTCGGTGCGGAACAAGAGATGCCGTCCACCGCTGCCCGTTATGGCTTCCGCAGTCTCAGGCAGCTCGCCATGCACGCGCTCCCACTCCTTAAGCGTGGCGCGCCCGTCCTTGCCTTTCGACACGTCCAAGTCCAGCACCAAAAGGCCGTGCGATGGCGTGCCGCAGACACCGCCGATGTTGTGGTCTGGATGCTTCAGCCAATAGTCGCGCGCGCTGTACGGGTCATTGAACCAGTCGTTCATGCCGTTGACCATCGCCGGCTTCTTCGTGCGCGGATGGATGGGGAAGATTCCAAAGCCATGCTCGCAGTACCACACGGCAGCGCGGCCCAGCTCGCTCAGCCCTTCCATCTCTTCCTCGGTCATTGCATCACCTCCAAACCCAACAGCTCGCAGATTCTTTGCGCGGACTTGCGCGGATGGACGAACTCAAAGCGGCATCCGTGCTCGAGCTCCAGCGTTTTCATGGTTCGTGCCAGGGTGGCGCCAGACATGGGTTTGCGGCGAAACTTTGCGCAGTGCGTGGGTTGCGTTGGGTCGCATCGCCCGTTACGACGATGTTCGCAGCGCTTGCATGCGTCGTTTACCCATCCCACCACGTCTGGGAGTCCCTTGTAAGGCGCGCCCACCTCGATGAGGATGACCAGACGGTACCCAGCATCGCGCGCGCGGTCTAGCTCCTTGACGAATCGTTTGTGATCGCGCCCCACGTCCATTGCCACCTCGGAAATGGAGCGCTTGGTGTCTACGAGGACGTTGGACGTGCCATCGGCGCGCTCGTAATCGCCAGTAAGAAGCGCACGACGCTCTACGCGAATGCCGTGCGCTTCAAACCAAAGGCGCTTACGTTCGTGCTTGCCGACTTTCTGCCGCGTGTCCTCTAGAATGTGCGGCGCACACATGGCTTAGTCGAAGGGAATCTCGCCGTTGTAGACGGGAAGCGAGCTGGACGGCTTTGCGCCGCTTGGCTTGTTTCCCGCAAGCGTCTTGCGCGGGCGCGGCTTCACCTTGCCATCACGGACACGCTGGGCGTCCACCACCTGACAGGCATTCAGGCGAACGCCCGTCTCGCCGTCGCGGCGCTCGTACTCCTCTTCCTGGAGGTTGATGCCGATGAGCCTGTTCACGAACATGTCCACGCGTCCAGCGTCCCACGCGGCGAACGGGTCAAAGCCGGGGTTGCTCGCCGCGATGGCTTCCAGCCTGCCCTTGAGCATGCCCAGCGCGGTGTCCTTGTAGGACATAAAGAAGTGGTGGGCGTACGGGTGCGACTTGCCCCACTCGTCACCGTAGTGCCCAGCGTGCTCGCCCTCGGCAATGTCATACACGACCTCCACGTACTCACGCGACGGGTTGTCGTTCATGTCGATGATGTGGGCCACGTACGGCCCAGCGGGCAGCGGCGAATACTCGCCGTCGCTGGAGGACTGGACGTTGTTCCAATTGATGGACTTCATACTCCTAACCTTTCTGTGCGATTGTTCTTAGCTTGTTCTCAAACAGGCGGTCGCGCGGGTCAAAGCAATGGGCGTCTGACTGGACGTAGGCGCAATCGAAGGCGTCCCACGTCCTGTCCAGCGCCACGCTCTCATCGCAGCCGCCTGTTACGAGATTCTTCAAACGTTCGTTGCATGCCCACAGCATGCGCTCCACGGTGGCGTCACTCAGCATCTTGCGTCCTCGCAGTTGTCAACAATCAGGAAGTCAAATAACGTTTTTTGCGACGCAATGCGCTCAGCTTCGTGCATGTTTTTCACCGCAACATTGAAGTAGGACGGCTTTAGCTCAATGCCGACGAACTTGCGTCCCTTGCTCACGGCAACGTACCCCTCAGAGCCGATGCCAGCAAAAGGCGATAGCACCGTGTCATTCGGTGCGCTCCACATGTCGATGCCGCGCTCGATAACATCAAGCTGCAACGGGCAGATGTGGCGCTCGTCTTCATTCTCACGTGCGGACTTGTATTGAAGCGTCCTAGACGGGTTCACATCCATCCACACGGGCGATGCGTAGCGTTGCCACATTGGAATGGGGAACTCATCGTTGGTGTGCTTAACGGGTTTTTCATTGTCTCCGGGCTTGCGCATGGTCACAAGGTAATCGGGGATTCCTTGACGGCTCATGCACGAGTCCTTGTTCTTCTGCTTGTTGAGCAAGCCGAGCGCCTTAGTGCGCTGCATGGCCGTCACTGGGTCTTTCCAAATGACAACCTCAGAGTGATAGATGAATCCCGCCTTTTGAAACTCGCGGATAAGGTCACCGCGAAAGTCACGAATGCCGATATACCCGTCACGCTCTTTTGTGGTCGGCAGGTTCATGCAATGGAACGAAAGCAGCCGTCCATTAGCCGTCACGCGGTACAGCTCAGGGATAAGGTAGGCGAAGTGCTCAGCGAATTCATCATCGGTCTTGCAGTTGCCCATATCACGATCACTATTGCTGTAGGTGTAAAGGCTTGCGAAAGGCGGTGAGAAGATGGTGTATCCAACCGAGCCGTCTGGAATCTCGCGGATACGCTCAACGCAATCGCCTAGCAGCAAATCCCAGTTCTCACCATGCTCTGCGTCCGTCACGTAGGGCATAGAGTCACGTGCCGTCATGGACTCGTCCGTGCGAATCCTCATGCTTCTCCTTGTCATTTGTTCTTTCATTTCGTCGGATGCGTCACGCTTGGAAATGACGTTTGCGACGATTGCCGTCTCTTGGTCGCTCACCACCACGTCAACGCTCACGGGCTGCGTCTGTCCATATCGCCAGCAGCGGCGAACTGCCTGATAAAACTGCTCATAACTATGGGAAAGGCCACAAAAGGCCATCTGGTGACAGTTCTGCCAGTTCATGCCGAAGCCAGCGATGGACGGCTTGGTGACCAACACTCGAATAGTCCCGTCCGCGAAACCGAGCATGGACTTCTCTTTATGCTCGTCGGTATCAGAGCCGCGAACCTCAACCGCATCAGGAATGGACGATGCCAGGTACTCGCTCTCTGCGTTAAGGTCGCACCATATGAGCCATTGCCCATCATCAGAGTTGACCTTTTGCGCTATCGCGTCACCCTTTACTTCAACCGTTGTTCTGCGTGCCTTTTGCTGGTCTGACAACGTGACGGCTTCAACGGCAAAAAGCCGTGAATCGTCAACCAGCGTAGGGGACTCCACCACGACTTGATGAATACTAAGCTCAGGCAGGTCGAAGCCGCCAGCGTCATATCCCAAGTCAGACGGCGATGTGACTGTCACGGCCCATTGGCTTACCCAATCCCAAAACACGTCTACCGCATGCCCCTTCAATCGCCACTTGGACGTGTTGCCGCCGTCGTGCGTAAAGAACGTTGCAAGCATTTCGGTACGGGTCATGATGGATACGAACTCTGCGTGATTGCCCAGCTCCATGTAATCGTTTGGCGATGGCGTTGCCGTACATGCCAGCTTGAATGGCACGTTCTCAAACATGTTTATGATCTGATTGCGAATCTTGCCGCTGTAGCTCTTCAGGATTGAACTCTCATCAAGTACCACGCCGTCAAAACGCACGCCTTCAAAGGCATGCAGCATTTCATAGTTCGTGATGTTGATGCCGTCCATCAACTCAGAAGCGGCCCGGCACCTGTTCACCTCGATATCGAACTTTCGGCCCTCACGCACCGTCTGCGCAGACACGGCAAGCGGCGCGACAATCAGTACTTTCGCGTTATCGATGTGTTTGCATACCTGGTTTGCCCATTCAAGCTGTATGGCTGTTTTGCCCATGCCGCAATCAGCAAATACGCATGCTTTACCCTTGCGACATGCCCATGCCACGATATCACGTTGAAATGGATAGAGCTTCTCGTTGATGCTTTCCGGCTCGAAACCAACAGGCGGGATGATGGCGCGTTTTGCATTTAGAAAGTCATCGTAGCTTTGCATCGTTCTTATCACCCCATCCCAAGAAGTCGCGCAGCCCAGCGTCGATGATGGCTAGGTCGTTGGGCTGCTCCCCCTGGTCAAACGCGCCGCAGCTCTTCGATGGCGGTTTTCCGTCCACGATGAACTTGTACTCACCGCCGATGGACTCGGAAAGAATCACTACGTTGACCATGCCCAGCAGGTTGACCTTCTCATTGAGCAGCTTGCCCACGGTGGCGGGAACGATGTTGTTCTGGGCGTCCACGTCGGTGTGCATCATGAGGTAGACGATCACCTCGCCATCGAGGTCGTTGAGGAACTCCATGAAGCGGTAGACACGCCCTGCGATTTCCTTGTACACCTCGAATTGGTCGCGGTACTTCTCGTCTCCCCACGAACCGCGCATGTAGATGTCCGTGATGCAGTAGCCGAAATCGTCCACCACCACGATGGGATAGCGCTGTGCGTACTGCTGGACGATGGACGAAAGCTGGGCAAAGTCCTTCGTGCGCGCGAACTTCTTGCCGCCACGGAAGGGAAGCATGGTCTTCTCGCACTCGATTAGGCCGTACTGGTCGTTGGGCAAATTGCGCAGCGAATAGGTCTTACCGGTTCCGCTCGGGCCGAGAATGAGGACGGGGACGGCCATGCTACTCACCACCTTCATTGCTTGTAATTGATAGATGAATCGGCAGGCCAGCGTCATCTATTGCGATGGCCATTACTTTTTGGAACTCGGACTTATCAGATGCTTTGCACATGTCCCAGAGCTTCTTGATGCAGTACGTGATATTGCGCCTGCGAATGATGATTGCCTTTTCAAGCTCTTCTGGATAACGCTCTGGGTCTATGTACTTGTGATTGCCGATACCAACTGCACCACGTCTACGCAGGGCGATTCTCGTGCTGTCATTGAACGCTTGCTGGACTTCCTGCATCTGGGAGGTCATTAGCCACTCACTTTGGAGTATCTCGCCATTGTGATCGCGCCTAGTGCTTGCCGTAGACCAGTTGCCGCTATCTCCGCGAGTTGGCGTTTCTTGTAGTGCTTCGAGGTACTGTTCGGCGTGCCAGTCCGCGCTTGAGGATTGGTCTGTGTCCAGGTAGTCGTTTACGCACGCATATCCGAACGAATCGTAATGCTGGAGAATCGTCCCTTTCCATTTGATGCAGTCGTGGGTGTGCTTCTCTCGTTTATGGCGATTGCATTCCCTAGACCAAATTGAGACGAGTGTTTCGCCCTCGCCATTTAAGATTTCGCTGATGTACTCGTCGTACTTGTCAGACTTTGCTAGCCATATTGCCGCTTGTTTGCGATATGCCGTTCCTTTGCCGAGGGCCCCTTCCCATCCCTTCTTGACGATCTTCACGTAAGTGGCGGCTTCAAGGGCTGCGTATCGTGCTCGGAGTTCGCCATACTCTTTTGCTTTTTTAAGCAGCTCGTCCTGCTCATCGAATTTATCTATGACGGTCTTTACGTCCTCCATGTGCATAACGTCAGCGAGCTTTTCTGCGTACGCATCGATAAGCGACGGTGTTGCGGGCAAATCCATAAGAGATGGTGCAGCCTTTACTATTGCTGCGTTGCTCACGCTACTCGCCCCCTTCCAGCAGCCCGCGCAGGCTCACGGGTAAACCGTTCCTTGCCATCGCGCCCGACACCTTCACGGGGTCAATCCTCGCCATCGTGCCAACGACGCCCGCTGGACGCTCCGGCTCTTGGTGCGTGACCAAGCTCATGCCGTCGAGGAGCTCGCCCGTCTCGTC